GGGGTAGGCAGACTTAGGACAATTTGTTTTAGTCAGTCCATTGGGTTGAGAAGCTCACCAGGATCATCCTGGCACGAGTGAATTCTTGCCCTACTCCATTTCTGGTTCGGGCCGTCCTTTACGAAAAAGGCTCGCTCACCTAGTTAAAGCTACGGTAACGCTCCGCGTGGCCTCACCCATATTGCCGACATCAGGCGGCATCATTCCCTCCCTTCGCTCGCTTCTCCGCAAGCTTATCATTGACGAGAATCTGCATGATCGCCTCAAGAGACGTCAACACAGCTCCAAACTCTCGAGAGTCGGGAGCCTTGCCCACCTTGAGTGGGCAGTTGCGTCCGAGGTGATCAGGTTTCTCATCGCCACAGTAGCGGCACGGATCGAGAGCACGTGGTAGCGCACTCGTCGGAATGACAGGCAGCGAACTGTCTGCCACTTTCTCCTTGCCGGTAACTGCCGCCAGGTAAGTCTTGCCTGGCGTAGCTCGCGACCCCAGTCGCACTCGCGGAGGCATCTTGTCGGGCCTGTTCGCACAAGCCTCGATGCCTCGGCGGATGCCGAAAGCGTTGCTAATGGTTGGAAATGTATTCACGAACCCTCCCAGTCGCTGCAAGTCCAGCAGGTACTCATCTGTTCCAGTCGTACTGGGCATTGAGTAATCCATGTAGAGCTTGCCACCACCCCTGGGCACCCCGATGTAACCAGACGAACTGGCACCAAACCAATCGTCGCCAGCCACTTCGACTGGCGCGACATAGTCGTTCAGAGTGACCCACGGCTGGGGCGCGCTTGACGGAAGATTCTCGTTGATCTTCAGTGTGGGTTCGTAGATGCACGCCGTGCCACCGTTGGTAGTGGTGGCAGTATTTGACGAAGGTGTAATTGTGGCGTTGTACTTGTACAAGCCCGGATCGAGCTGCACATAGTATTTGCCAAGCGAATCCAGCAGAGGCTTCCATTTCTGGAAACCATATGCCGCTTGCTGAGCACCATTGATAATCTGGCTAAAGAAGTCTCCAGAACCAGTAATCTCAGTGGACGAATGGCCGGCAAAGCCCGCAACGAGAAGACTGTTCTCGAGTTGCGGGACAAACAGATGCAACTTATAGTGCATCCGCACGCGGCCAAGCGTGGTGCCAGCGGCGGCCCCCGTAGGGACGGTGGTAGCGACGTAAAACTGCCCCTGATAGGACAGCCGGTCGTCACCACCAGCTACTGGATTCGTATAGTACCCGGAATCGGGCGCCTGCAGCTTATTTGCGCAAACAATCTTCGTCCACACATTTCCGTCTTTGGCGCCCTCATAAGCAGTGTACTGCCGGACGCCATTCTCGTCTGCCGACGGAGTCGGATCGGAAATGTCTCGATCGTAAGCCAAGACGATGCTACCTGGTTGGGACGAACCAACGGCAGGCAGATACTCAAAGTCAAGCTTTTCGAACATGTACTTCTCGTACAGTGAAGCATACTTCTCGAGACGCGTTCCACCCAGTTCAGAGGGGTTGATGTAGATCTCATTGAGGACTCCACCAACTTGCTCATTACTGGGCACGACCACGTATTCCAAGTGATCTGCACCTTCGATGCAAATTCCGTCCTTGAAACGTTTCGACGGACCGACACGAAACGCCGTAGCGGTCGTGAAGGCTTGAGCTGCAGGTGCGGTATGCTTGGTTTCCTTCGCACTCCCGGTATTCACCTTCTCTTGCTTGTGGTTTTTTGACTTGGACTTTCCCTTGTCCATTGCGCTTTGATGAGCGCGGCGCTTCTTTTCAGCCTGAGTGACCTTAGTCTTCTTGCCCATCTGGGGCTCTACCTCAAATATGGCGCTGATAATTTCAGGATCCACGCCATAACGACCGAAAACGGAAAAAAACGAATCCATGTCTGGGACAGGTTCAAAACCATCCTCGTATCGGAAGTTGAGCGCCACTATGTGGGACTCAGGTATACGCGCCTTCAAGATGTTGCGTATTTTAGGAGTAAGCTCTATTTTAGAAACGTAGTCATCAATAAGCTCCTCCAAATCATCGAAGTCGTTCTTCCAAGGCCACAGGTTGATTCGCAAACCAATCAGGTGCATTAGACTACTTTCTTCGAGCGCGTATTCAGAATTCCACCGTAACCACTGAATTGAACTCTGCAGTTTTAGGCGGTTTCCTGCCGCGACTACGCAATCACCAAGCTTTGGGATGTAACGGTCTCGCAGAGTGTGGGAGAGAAACGTGCCTTCCCAGGCGTACCTAGGCTCGTCACTCTCCAACTCGATGGTCACGCCATAGCGTGCACACCAATCTCGAAAGCCAGGGCCAGTTAGCTCCTTTGAGGGGCCCCCCTGTCCATCGAAATATGCGACTGCTCCATCATCACCGTTTTGTATCAAACGGTAAAACTTGTCCACCTCTGCTGGTTGGCAACCTGTCACGTCCATAACGTAACCATCGTGCATATTCCAGACAAAGAGAGACGTATCATCTCCAGTCAGTTCATGCCCAGATTTATTGTGCAGCTGAACGTAAACACGCCCTTCACACACAACATATCCCGCGTAAGTACTATCATAATACCAGTCAACTGCCGCACGTAGCGACGGTTCCGTATGATTTCTCCGTACATTGCGGATGTTTCTGGCCACACGCAGCGGGAACTTCTGGTCGCAACCGCCGACATCGTAATGGTACACGTTTTTAAACTCGCCAAGTGAAAGCACAGTTGATACAAACTGCGGTCCAGGGACACCCACTCCGATCGTAACCGGGTGGTGTCCGAGTGTGGCACGCAATTTCAACTCTTGTTGCGTAAACAAGACTTTTCCGACGAGAAGGTGCACTATATTCGATGCACTGAAGACGCGAGTCTTATTCGCTTTGACTCGATCGGCCGTGCGAAGCTCGTCTTTAAGAGTAAGAGTAAAAGGAGTCCACTCGTCCACTCCAGCCAGCACCCCCCGGACCTTTGCCTGAATATCATTTCCGTAGAAATCAAGGCTATCCGCCTTGTCCTCACAATCGTAATAGTAAGGAAAACCCGGGCTTTTGTCCAAGTTGAGTAACGACACGGCTTCAGCGTATTCAGTGGTATTGGGTCCTGCCCAAATTCCGCTGAGGTGATACGCCAGAGCGTCTTGCATTTTGTTCGCCAGTTCTTCTGGGAATTCACGCAGGGGCTCCAGTGATTTCAACACGCCTTTCCACATCGCCTCGCGGCACATCGCCGCCGGCTGATACGGAGTATCAGCCGTCGTCTGCCACGGAGCTGGTATGAAGTGCGACTGTCCAAGAGGACGGTAAGGGACACTTCCGATCGACTGCAGCGGAACAGCCTGTACTCCGGAAGTGCCCATCGGGAACTGACGACTGATGTCGTACAATCGTATCCCGATGGGCTCATCTAGTTTTTTGGCTGGGCCGCTAGAAATTCGGCCGTGACCGGCGCGAACAGGTTGTCAACCTTCGGCCGACCCGCTGAGAAGTGGAACCCAACAACTGAGCTGTTGGAGTTGAAAATGGCGCCACCGCAGTCGCCTGCCTCACTGGAGTACGTGGCGCGTGCTTGCACGCCACAGACGCCAACCTCGTTGGCGCACTGAATCACCCCAGTATTGACATGGCCTTTTCTGTCGATCAGCACCACCTTCTGCGAATCCTCCGGGATCGCAAACCGCTTCTTAGGTAGCCCTTTCGGGCAGCCGTCGTAGGCTTTGCACACGATCAGATCCTTGTTAGGGAAATCACTGTGCGTGATCTTGGTCTTCGGATGGAACTTGTCTCCAAACTTGAAATGCGTTGCTTCAGCATAAGAATGCTTATTACAAACGATTCCGACCCAAGTCGCCACACACTGCTGAACGTAATGGTCACAAAGCTTCTCCGAGCACTTGCACTCCGCAGAATACAACGAGCCGGTAACTTGCTCCACCATTTTAACATCGAACGAAGGAGCATGTTGGATAAGCGCTTCCTTCTTGACAGCGTGCTTGGTCTCAACGTGTTGGACGACTGCAACAGGGTCACTAAACTCCTTTCCGCAGTCCTCACACTTGTACTGGACATCACTCTCAAGTTTCTTGCACTCTCCATTGTGCTTCTTGCCACAGTTTTTGCATTGGGGTTTCTTCCCCTCCTTGGAAGCCTTAGGAACCTCGCTTTTAACGGGCTCAACCAGCTCCACTTGCAACTGCGGCAATTTCGACTTTACCTCCCGAACAGACTTCTCAGTCTTAGCTGGGGGCTTTGGCAGAGGTTTTTCCGGCACATCAAAGTGCACGGTGGGCTTCTCACTCTCCGAAGGAGACGTGAGTTGACTCACCCACCAGTCCACACATGAGGTGTGATGGACACAGCCTGGCGCACAATCTAGCATGCAATACCCTTCTTCAGGCCCATTACCAACTTTGCAGTTGGCATGGTGCAAGCAAAACTGACCATGCTGTCTACACGCGTTAAGGTCGCAAAAATCGCATTTCGCGACTGCCTCTCCCTTCACGCGCTTGCCATATATGTCCATACGAGTCTTACCACCGTAGTGGGGTTTCTCATCATCACCTCGAGTGTAGTCGGACTTGGATTTAGACTTCCCAGTCACATCGAGTTCGTCAGTGACCATTTGGTTCCCATACTGGCGAGTAATGACCCATTGTCCTGGATCAAGATCCTGCCCCACTTTGATACGATCACGTGAGACTGGCTCACCATTGTAGAAAACTTCCACAATCGCGTTGACGTCGGCCCCGTCATAGTACTTCCAGAACGCCTTCTTACCAGCGTTAGCACCTTTCACGGAATCTCGATGAGCTCGCTTTCCACGAGCATTTTTGCCCTTATTGGCGTTACCGCCTTTCCGGTGGACGCCCTCCATGAAGTCCTCGAACACATCCCGCTGATGAAACCAGCAGTAGAGTAAGACTCCAGAGAGGACAGCAATCAAGAACGTAGCTAGTTTAAGGCCATGAGCAATCGCAATCTTCTGAATTAGATTTTGAATTCTTGCTTTTCCTGCCATACACCAGCGAACGATTTGGGCAACAAAAGAAATTCCATCGTCGTCCTTGAAAGCATCCCCTTCACCGAGTTCTCCACCTTCAACCCATTCCATATCTACGGGGAGCTTTGGCTTCCCCTCCTTGGAGGTGTCCTGTGATTGGAAGATATTCATGCACTCAGCTAGTGCTTTGACCAAATCAGCTATGATAGACGTTCCTTGGAGCGCCTTCGGAGACAATGCCTTGCCCAGGTCAACTAGGCCGGCCACCGTAGCGCCGACTCGTAAGCCGGCAGCAACCATTTGCAGAAAAGTAGTGCGATGTGCTTCCATATTATCACGTTTGGACTTCAGGTAGTAGAAAACTGTGTAGGAGACAGTCCCGAAAGTGATTAGATCGAAATTATCGGCAAACCACAATGCCGCCGGTCCAAAAGAAAACCGGAGATCCGTGCCGAACACCGAATCTATTTTACAAGCCAGCCAATGAATCGGACGACCCCACCAGCGTTGAACAATCCAATTGTTGAGCCAATTCGCAAAGAACCGACGAAAGCCGGGTCGTGCAAATCGAATCCAACCAAAAGTAATCGGAACACGCAAGTAGGCGCCAGAATAGACTGCCCAAAAGAAAGAGGTCCCAAACTGCCACAAGAAGAGGTAAGCAAACTCAGTAATACCCCAGGCAAAAGGGCTCACGTAGCCGCTCGTAGCGACCACGCAAATCCAGCCCAAGAGTTGAGTTGCCCACCAAGCCTTGAAAGAAACAGGTTGGGGCGCCAAGCCGTGACCATTTCTGGTACGCAATGACGCACCGAAAGCCGTTACCAACACCAAAATCACGATCGCTATCGCGAGAGAGATCATGGTTGAAAAATTATAACTTTGTAGCTGGAGAAACTCCAGTAGCTTCCGACCGTATCGGGGGTGTGGCGAAC